AAGATCTGGACCAATCTCCACACCAATACTTTCGTAAAGTCTAGCAGTAATCTCATAGATTCTTTTAGTTTTACTTTGTGATGTACCATTCTGTGAACCAGCATCTATTCTCATTGTTTGTAATAATGATGTGTAACTTAATCCAATTTTAACTTTACTTGCAGATCTATCTAATGTTATCTCTCCAGAACTAACCACCTTGTCTGGATGCGTTGCACCATCTGCTAATATTGAAACTGTCTCACCTTCAAGATGTGATAAACCAGATAAAGTTGTAACTGGTGAACCACTATAAGATAATTGTGAATCTAAAAAATTAAATGAAGTATCATCTGTTTCATCAAAATCATATTGATGAATATATTCTACATATCTTTTTGTTGCACCATTGATTGTTCTTTTTACAATAACCCAACTTTGATATTCTGAATCATCTGTTGGAATTGTAGCAACACTTTCACAAACTGCATTACCACTTGAAAATGTTCCACCAAAAATATGTCTGTGCCAAGCAACTACTTGCTGTTCTCTTTGATAAGTTAATCCAACTAACTGACCATCATTTCTTACACCCCAAATAACTTGGTTAGGTTCTTGTTGATACGATAGCTGTTTGAATCCACCTTCTGAAATATGTTCAGCAAGGATTGTTAAATCTGGAGCTACATAACCATCTACATCAAAGTTGTAAGCTAGTTCTCTTAACTTTCTTCTAGCTCTTTGTAAAAACAAAGTAGCATTACCAACAGCAAGTGCATCTACGTTTGCTGCACCATTGTTAGATTGTTTTTTAATTAGAATATTTGTAGGGGTAATAGCATTATCAGTTCCACCGCCACTAACAGCAAACTCACCACCAGCAGTACCAATGATTAAAGTTCTTGTAGCTGTCATAAATCTAATTGCGTTTACTTGGTTAGAAGCAATCGTATAAATGATAGCGTCATCATCTGCTACTGTGCCATGATAATTATCATCCATGTTTTCATAATCACCAGACTTAGAAAAAAATAATGTTTGTGGTTGTGATAAGGTTGCTGCGAATACTAATCTTTGTTCAAAGAAGGTTACGCAAGAAGGATGACCAGTAGTGTCTGAGAATGATCCTAATGCAAAATCTGTTGATGCTGAACCAGAAGATGGAGCAACAACACAAATTGATACAGCAACTGTTGTAGAGGTTACTGAAGTAATTTTATAATGACCTTCTTTAAAATGTACAAGTCTGCCAACATCTGTAGATAACCAACCTTGGTTACTATTAACACCTGTTGTAGATGATAAAGTTAAGTTACCAGAACTTCCAACTGATGTATGACCAGCAGTTAATGTTGTTGTTTCAATATTGTGATCCATGAATGGACCATTCTGAAAATCAACACTTGTTAGTGTCCAGGATGTATGACCTGTTCTAGCTAATTTTTTTACAGGATGATTGGGATGACAAATATACATGACATCTGCTGATTGTGCATATTTAATATCAAATAATTCTGCTTCTAAATATGGTGAACTAATTTCATAAGCTGAACCACCAGATAATATTTGACCATTGTCTTTATAAAATCTTATGTACTGATCTCCAAACTCTAACATATAAGTTTGTGTTGTACTAAACTCAAAAGGAATTAATCTTGTTTCTTTAGAACTATCTTTTACTTCTGCTACAAACTGTGTACCACTTCTTCTTGCTGCACTTCCATGTGGAAATACAATCATGTTTTCTAAAGTCTTACATCCTGTAGGATATTTTTGTAAATCATTTCTACCATCTAATCTTGGGGATAACTCGCCACCTGTAAAGTTCGTTAATTGAACAGCAACTCTAGCCATGGGTTAGTACCTTGCGTTTATAAATGAAGAAGCTCCAACAACATCTGATTGACCATTATCTGGATTTGTATTTTGACCTTCAGTAGCATCTACAAATCTTGCTTCTTTTAATTTATCTTGAAACAAATTGTACATATTAGAAGCAACAGGATTAGAAGATGTAACTGCGTAGGCAATGTCAGCAGCTAATGCAGCAGAGATTGTTTCTCTTAGTAACTCATCATATTGATTGGGATCAGCAATTCTTGCTACATATTGTATCTTAACTGTATCATGATTTGCTACAATCTTTCTACCTTCAATTTTATAATCATAGTCATAATTTAAAATTGTTAAAACTCTCAAGCAATCAGCAGGTAAAGTAAACTGATAACTAAAACCCCATGAAGGTGTTTCAGTATCTCTAGCTAGTTCAACTCTTTTAATTAAACAATTCCAAGGATGAGATCTAAATAAACTATCTCTAACTTGTGTGTATCTTGCATTGCAAAGTCTTGCGTTCTTTGAATCTTCTGTAAGTGTAAGTATTGTTGATGCACCAAGTTGGTTTAATGCTCCATTACAAATGTCTACTACTGATGCCATACTATTTCCTTATTATATACTTTCGCCTTATCTGTCTATCTTTTTCTAAAGCAAAAATTTCTTCTGTTGTTCTCTCTTCTTTAGTATCAAATCCATAATGATTTTTACTATCATTTTGAAACCTGTCTACCAAAACATACCTATATACATAATTATCTTTTTTAAAATGTAATACAGGTTTTAAATCTTGTATCTTTTTCATGCATTCCAGGGGGTTTCCACTCTCGCTTCCACCCCCTAAAATTTTATTGATTAAGCTTCGTATGCTTGAATCTTAACTACTTTTTCTTCTTCCATTCTAGTCGCACCGAATGCAGCAGAATAGTAGACTTGAGTAGCGTAACCTTTATCAGATCTTTCATCGATTCTAGCAGTTGAATCTTTTCCAACAGCTAAAGCGATTCCATCACCAACAAAAGCAATACAATCTCTGATTTGAGACGCAACAGCTAATCTGTTAGACACAACGAAATTAAATCCTAAGAAAGTATTAATGTCGCCTTGTGCTAAAGCTTTAACTGTATTGAAGTCACTTGAAGATACTTCAGTAGTTCCTAATAGATCAGAGATCTGTTTAGGAGATACGATGATGTGTCTTGGAAGTGAAGGATCAACGTCAGCAAGATCGATGATTTCTTTTGCTTCTCTTAGTTTAGCGATAGTCATACCAGTTGTACCAGTTTCAGCTATGATTTGACCAGCAGGTAATGCAACAGCAGTACCACCAGCTACACCAGTATCAGCTGAACCAGTAGCAGCAGTAATGATAGCATCATCCATAGCTCTACCCATTGCATAAGCAGCAGCTTGTGCGTAGCTAGAAGTAGGATCTACTAACATTCTTACTTTATCTAGATCATCAACTAAGTCTGCAAACTCATAGTCAACAAGTGAAACTCTTCTTCTTGAGTGAGGAGTATCAGCCTGTGGAGTGTCTGAGTGTCTAGTTGTTCTTACTGTAGCAGTAACGCTTCCGATTTGATCGAAGAATGCGTTCTTACCAGTTACAGATTCTAATCTTACTTTATCTCTAAGAAGAGAACCTTTTTGTTGTGATAACATTTGTATGTTTGAACTGTATTGTTCTACAAATGCTTTTGTTATTTCAGTTGACATATTATGTCTCCTTCATTGTTAAGTTAATGTTAAAACAAAACAGAGACGTTATCAGAAATTCTGGCTTCTCTTGGATTTAAAGTCTTTTAGACTACAAGTCTATTCCTTGTTGTCAGTAAGGTGCGTGGAACTTGTCTTACGCATTGTCTTACTTTTCTTAGGCGAATTTTCATCCGCCTTAGAAATCCATTTATAATATTCTTCGCAGATTGGCAAGGGATTAGATTTTTGATTCTCTGATCCACTTTCTACTACAATACGAAGAACTTCTAATTTTAATTCCTTATTATCCATTGTTCATAGTTCTTAAAGTAAATACTTGCTGTACTACTTTATCATGATCTGGATGAGCTTTATTCCAATATGGACCATCTCGATCATTAACAAGTTTACTAATCTCAGCTTCATAGTCTGTACCTTTATCTACGCTTTCGCTTTCAGTACCAACTAATTTATCTTCAGATAAAAGATTAGCAATGTTTGCAAAGCCTTTGATAACTTCTGGATGATCTCCTAATCTTGTTCCATCTTGAAGTTGTAAATCTAATATCTCAGCATTCATATTTGCTTTAGCAACTGATCCTGCTTTCTTGATATTATTTTCATAGTTACTACCCCACTCTTTACGAAGTTCAGCTTCAGCATTTGCTTGAGCAGTCTCAGTATCTATTCTTGCTTGTTGTGCAGAACCTTCCATAGAATTTTTATAAAACTCTAAGATACCTTGTGCTTGTTTATTATTTAAACCAAGTTGATGAGCATTCTCTGCAAATTGTTTTATTGCACCTTCATCTAATGGTACAACATCTGAGTTAGCTTCTAGTTTATATTTGTCTGGTGATTCTGGTCTACCAAGCTTTCCATAAACTTCATTCCATTGATCATCAGTTGAGTTTTCATTTGGTATTGCAACTTTATCTTGACCAATCATTCTAGTTGCGTTGATATAAGATTTAGCTAACGCATCTATTTCAGTAAACTTAGAAATGTTTGGATCATTTCTAAACTCTTCTGAGATTGTTTCTTTCCAAGATTTAGCAACAGTTGGTTGTTCTGCTGTTGTTGAAGTAACTGGTTGTTCTGTTACTTGAGGAGTGTCTGTAGTAGTTTGTGTCGTTTCTTCTACAGGCACATCAGTTTGTGTTATCTGTTCACTTGACATTCTTATTCTCCTTTTGCAGCATTGATTTTATAAATAGAAGTACGCTGCGTTGACCTTCCATATATGCACTCTCATGGCTATCACCTTTTACATTAGTGGTAGAATGATAATGACATCTTTTTTCTAAGTCAGACAAAACCTCTTTGCCTTCGTCTGTATTAAAAATATATTGATAATTTTCTCTAAGTTTTTTTACTAGATTCTCTAGCTGTTTATTTGATTCCATAAATTATTCAACATCAGCGTTTACTAAAGCTTGTGCTTCTTCTGGTAATGCTTTTGCTAATGGTGCTACTTTTCCCCCTGCTTCTGCTAGTTGTTGTACTTGTTGCATCTGTTGCATTTGTTCTTGTTGTTGAGCTGCTTGTTGTCGTTCAGCATTCAATTCAGATTGTGGTTTTAATATTTTTTGTGGAACACCTACAATGTCTGCCAAGTGTCTAACCAATTTATCCATATTGATATGATCGAATACTGGAGCAACATTTGATAAGCTACCTAAGATTTCTATTGCTCTCATAATAGAAGATAACTCTGTAGACTTTTGTGCTTTAGCTAATGGTGATACATATTCTATTTCTATATCTTGACCTGCTAAAAATTCTGGTGCTGGTCTAAATAAATTCTTTCTAAGTATTAATGCGAATGCTCTATCGATTAATGGTTTTAATAATTCAGATTGAAGTCTACCTAATACTGGACCAAGTAATCTCATCTTCTCTTCGTTCCTTTGGATAACTTCTGTTGCTGTCATTTGTGGACCACTCTGCATCATTAATTGATTTACATAGAAAGCATTTCGAATTGAGTTTCTTCTTTGCTCTTCCATGTTTAAACCTAATGGAGTATTTGCTCCAATGTTTAATGGTTCAATTCTATCTCTAGTTCCTGCTCTGTAAAAATTTAAACCACCAGGTACAGTTCTTACTGGTAGCATAAAGCCATCATCTGGAACTAATAAAGGTGGATCAACTTGTTTCTGTGCAGACTTGATTGTAGTCTTTGACATTTCATTTAGCATTTTCACGTCTGGCAAAGCTGTCATTGCTGGAGATCTACCATAGATTTCGTGTGATGCTTTTAAGTATCTTGGTACTACAAAAGGGAACTCTCTAAATCCAGATACAGATAATTCATCACCAGATTCT